GCAAGAGTTAGAAAAATCAAAACAGATGCTACTGAATCCATTGAGTATCTATAGAGAACAAAAACCAAAACCCATAAAATCGTTAGAGCAAGCAAATAAGATTGCAAATGGCCAAGAAGAAAAAACTTTAAATGGCAAAAGATATGTAAAAATTAATGGGGAGTGGCATACAAAATGACAAAAGTTACTGACCCAAATATATTAGCCCAGCTAAATGAACAGACAAAAGTAACCGATCCAAATTTGCTTGCTCAGCTAGAAGGACAGCAGCCTCAAGAAACAAATTCCAGTTGGTTTGGGTCGCGCATACCGGCGAATATTGCTATAGGATTTGCAGAAGGCGGCCAAGCATTGCGCAATGCTCCATATAACATTACCAGAATGTTTTCTCCAGAAACTGCAGAAAGGATGTCTAAAGGAAGAATTGGACAGGCATTATTTGCGCCTCAACACAACAATTTTGGTCCTACATTTGGTATTAATGATCCAAATATATTGGATAAATTAATACAGGAAGCAGCACAATATGTTCCTCTTGCTTCTGCTACTGGTGGAGCTGGTCTTGGTAGAACGATAAGGGGAGGAGCAATAAGTGGAGGCTTATTAAGCGAAAACCCACTTATAGGCTCGGCATTAGGAGCAGGGTTAGGAGCAATAAGGCTTCCTTTATCAAAAGCATTAAAATCGATGCCATCGGCTTATAAAGCCATAAAACAAGGTTTTAGTCCTACTAAAACATTGGAAGCTTTAAACGAAGGATATACTGAAAAAGCAATACAGCCAATTGTAGAACAAGGAAAACAGCAATATACAAATTCAATAGGTAAATTTTATAACAAGCCTTTTTCTGGAACTCCTGAGCTTGAAAGTATTTTAACCGAAAATAAAGAGTTCATAGGACCTAAGATTAATAAATTCAGCAAAAAACTTATAAAAAACTCAAACCTAGAAAACGCTGATCTTTTAAAAAGAAAACTTAATGAAGAAATTTATGATTTGGCAGGGAAACGAGCCGTTGGAGATACGACCGTTGGAGATAGATTAAGCGTACTGCAAGATTTAAGAGAATCATTAAAGAACCAAACGGTAGCTTCATTAGAACAATATAGCCCAGAAGCAGCTCAAGCTTATGAAGCAGCAGAAGCAAATTGGGCACAAAATGTACATCCCGTTAGAACGCTTAGCAGTTTATTAAAAAACATGTCGCACAAAATAGACAAAACATCTGCGGCCGCAGTAAAAAGAACAGCAGAAGCAATACTAAAAGAACATGTACAAAACGCAGCAAATATACCTCCAGAAGCTAATATTATGACAAATAAAATGATACAGCAGTATAAAAACGCTGAAACATTAGGAAAGGTAATAAAATATGGTGGCATAGCAGCATTGATTGGAGGCGGTGGAGAAGCAACACGTAGGCTTTTACATTTATTATAGGATTATAACATGAGCGGACTAGATTTAAATAAGATTTTTAATGTTTTTATTGCATTTGGAGGTTACTAACGTGAGCGGCTTGAATACTAGATACGTTCCTTTGACGACATTGCAGGAACAATATTACGACAAACTAAACGACGCCCCGATGGCTGCAGGTGTATTAACATTTTATTCGGACGAAGCACGAACCGTACCAAAAGCGGTTTATATGTTAGCTGGTTCGCCACCAGATTATACATATGTACAAGTAGGCGGCGGAGCAGGAAATGTTATAACATTAAGCTCTATAGGAACTGTTGACGATAGCGGCGGAAATAATTTGGTTATATATGGATATCCATATGATGCCGATGGCAATGTCCAACTTTATTATATGACTGTATATAATTCTGCTGGACAGTTTCAATTTTCAGTTGGCGGTTTTCCTAATGTTTCGTCTAGTTCACCAACACCAACATCAGGAGAAGAAAAGAATCTTATAAAAAATGGCCAGTTCCAGCTTAATTATGGAACAACGGCAATAACAACTACAGATACAAACGTAGCCTATGGTGGTTGGCATTATGTTAGAAGCTCTAATACAGCCACAGATACGGTAACATTTAATCGAGAGGGATCGCCCATAGCCGGAGGTCTTCCAAGTGGAAATCCGCGTTATACTTGTACTGTTGCTTGTAGTTCTCCCGGTTCTGATTCACTTAAAACCCTAGAGGTTAGATTTGAAGATGTAAATAGATATTCCGATACGGTTCAGCAATTAAGTTTATATTTTGAAGCCATGAGTACCGGAGCATCTACTATTTCTGTAGGTCTATATAAAAACTTTGGAACTGGAGGGTCAGCTCCGGTTTATAGTGAGTTTGTTACAGACGCACCCTTGGGTACAGAATGGCAAGCGTTTAATAACTCATTCGATTTTGGATCAAACGTTGGGAAAACAATAGGAGCAAACGACGATGACTATTTCTCTATTCGTATAAGCTTTGACCCTGCGCTTACATTTAGTGTAACACTAAGCAGCTTTGTTTTGCTTTTAGGAACTGAGGTTATAACCCAATATCCGTTTAGTCTCGATCCTCAGCAATACGCGGCCCCTAATTATTTTGCTACTGGAGGATTTCGTCCTCTAGCGGTAACTACAGCGGCACAAGCAGTTACGGGAGCAGCAGTAACTGTTCCTTCTGCAGGAACATACCTGATTAGTTGGACATGTTCTGGTGGTACAAAGATAACCGCACCTAGCGGTCAATTATATTGGATTTATGGATATATAAGCAGTTCGCCACCTACCCCTATACCCGGAACCAACATTCTTATGGCAGATGAATATCTTGTAACAGGTGCGATTGATGTTGTTTATGGAAGCGTTGCACAAACTATTGTTTTGGAGGTGGAAACTACTACAACTTTTCAAGTTTATATTAGTCTTAGTAATCTTGCTGGAATGTCATCTGGTTCTGTTGATTCCGTATGTTCCGCATCAATTACAGCAATTAGAATGGGTTGGAATTAAAAATCAAATTAAAAATTTAAAAAGAGGAAAACATGGTTACTAAATTAAATATTATTAGAGACATTGGCGGCGTACCGAGTTATACGCTTCCGCAGTCAAATACAATATATACAGGATTACTTACGGCCAATGTCGCACAATCTGTTGTTGCGCCGACTGATTCTCCAACATATATGGTAAGAATAGGCGTTATGAATGCAGCAGATATTTATGTATCAGTTAATGGAGCAGCAGCTATTCCAACTGGCGCTGTATCTACATCTACAACTGAAGTTAATATAGCTCAAACATATGTAGCTAGCGGTGGAACAGTAAGCGTAATTAGTCCACAAAATAATACGGCCTATTCGCTTGGATTTTACGCCTGCTTATAAATTGGAGAACGCACATGCTGTTTAACCGTTCGGTTTTTAAATCATTCTATCGTAGTTTGGTAGATGGCGTATTCAATTTGCCAGTAAATAAAGGCGCAACGGTGCCGCCGGAAGAGGATGACAATCTTATTGATAATGCAGGTGACCTGCTATTAGATATTGCTGGTGATCAACTTGTGGCACCAGTTGCTTAACAATTAAAATCGGAGAAATTAGAATGACGACTAAAAATCTTGAACTTTACGGACTGCATTTTCCTGTAGCAAGTTTAGCAGCATTAGCGGGCCTTAGTACTACAGGCATGGTTACTAGCGTTCTTATAGAAGTAACTGGAGTAGGAGTGTTTGCATATCAAACTCCTGCTGTAGCTACACCAGACGGCAAAGATGTTATAGCCGCTACAGATGCAGGCGGAGTCTGGATTCGACAGACGGTGCCAGCTTTAGTTACTGACGCTACTGGTGCAATGATTGGTATTACAAGTGGAGGCACAGGAAATGCAACTGGTTTGGCAGTAGCGGCAACTAATATTGCAGGAGGTCTAGCAAATAAAATTCCATATCAAACCGCTGCAAGCACTACAGCTTTTACAACACCAGGAAATAGTTCTGTATTGGTTACCAGCGCTGTTGGTGTACCATCACTTAGTACAACATTACCTGCGGTAACGGCTGGAGCTGTGTTGGTAACTGATCCAACCACATCATCTTCTGGTGCTTTAAATACTGCTTTATCTAATATGCTTAGTTATGTACATACTAATTCCTCTGCAACCGGAACTAACAATAGCATTAATTCTACAATTACTACCCAACAAGTAGTTACAGGAGCAACAGTAACTCTAGCGGCTGGCACTTATTTAATTTCTTATAGCGCGTCACAACAATATACGGCTGTTGCTGGAGATATAGGGAGTGCACCAGTATCAAACGCGCACATATATAATGCAACTGCCGCAGCAAATATTGCTGGTACAACATTTAAAACCCTTTGTGGCACAGTAATTGCTGGAACGGAAAGTTTTGGCGGAACAGCTTCAGCAACTGTAATTGCAACATTTGGAGTATCTACTACCTTAGCAGTTTACGTACAATTTGCTACGGCAGTATCTACAGGAGGAGGAGCAAATACTAGTAGCGCCACTATTACGGCTCTCAAATTAAATTAGGATAGGCCGTGAAGATTCCAAGTTTTGAAAACATAAAGTTCGTAGATGAAAATGGCATGTTGACTCCAGAATGGAGGACAATTTTGTGGCAGCTATTTGAGGGATTGCAAAATAATTTTTCGAATGAAGGACTTGTCCCACCATCTCAAACGGCGGCTAACATAGCTTTACTTAATCCAACCGTTTCTTTACCTGGAACCATAGTTTATGATACCACCGACAACGTTTTAAAAGCCGACATAGCAAATACTTGGCAAACTTTAGAAACAGGAACACCTGTTGTTTTTCCTATAACAATTGCTGAAGGCGGCACGGGGCAGGTTACTCAACAGTTAGCTATCGACGCTTTAGCTGGAGCGGTTACTAGTGGGGATTACCTGCGCGGAAACGGAACCGACGTAGTAATGTCAACCATCCAAGCCGGAGATGTTCCAACTCTTAATCAAGACACAACGGGCACTGCTGCCCACGCGACTAATATTGCAGGTGGAGCAGCCAATGATATACCATACCAGACAGCAGCAGGAACAACATCATTTATAACTCCTGTAAATAGTGCAATATTGGCTACTAACGCATCTGGCGTGCCATCAGAAACCACTACTTTGCCAGCAATAAGTATTGCATCTGGCACAGTTACTGATCCAACTACCTCTACTGTTGACTCTATAAATACGGCATTAGCAAATATTAACAGCGCAATACCTTCTCCTGTGAGTTATCCAACAACCATTGCCAATGGTGGAACCGGACAGATCACGCAGCAGTTAGCCATAAACGCTCTTGCTGGCGCCGTTACTTCTGCTGAATATCTAAGAGGAAATGGAACGAATGTAACTATGTCAGGAATTCAAGCAGCAGATGTACCTACGTTGAATCAATCAACATCAGGCACCGCTGCTAACGTTACGGGAGTCGTAGCGCTAGCTAATGGCGGTAGTGGTCAAATAACTGCCCAGTTGGCAATGAATGCTTTTGCTGGATCAGTAACAAGCGCTGATTACTTAAGAGGCAACGGAACTAATGTTGTAATGTCTACCATCCAAGCAGCAGATGTGCCCACGCTTAATCAAAGCACCACAGGTACCGCGCAGTATGCAACGAACATAGCTGGCGGTATAGCAAATGATATTCCTTATCAGACAGCAGCAGGAACAACATCATTTATAACGCCTGTTTTTAGTGCGGTGCTCGTATCAAGCGCTGCTGGCGTTCCTTCAATGTCAACTACATTACCAGGAGTAACTGCTGGAGCTGTATTAGTAACTGATCCAACCACATCGGCATCGGCAACTGTAAATACTGCATTAAGAAATATATATAGCGCAGTGCCATCTCCAGTTAGCTATCCAATCTCTTTAGCGAACGGTGGAACGAACGCTACTTTAGCAGCGTCTAACGGTGGGATATTCTATAGTACGGCATCTACTGGTGCTGTCTTGGCAGGTACTGTAACGGCCGATCAAGTTTTATTATCCGGTTCTTCCACTACGCCAGCATGGTCTACTGCAACTTATCCTGCATCTACAACTATAAATCAGTTGTTATATTCTTCTGCTGCCAATACTATTGGTGGCCTAACTACTGCTAACAGCGCAGTATTAGTAACAAACGGCACTGGCGTTCCTTCTCTTAGCACCACGTTACCTGCAGTAACAGCAGGCGCAGTATTAGTAACTGATCCAACCACATCTACAGTTGATTCTATAAATACAGCATTATCGAACATAAATAGCGCAATACCATCACCAGTGAGTTATCCTACGACCATCGCTCACGGAGGTACTGGCCAGATTACCCAACAACTGGCGATTAATGCACTGGCGGGTGCTGTGACAAGCGCTGAATATCTACGTGGAAATGGTACTAATGTAGTGATGAGTGCGATTCAGGCTGCAGATGTTCCAACGTTGAATCAAAGCACGAACGGTACATCAAGTAATGTAACAGGCATTGTAGCATTAGCAAATGGCGGAACAAACGCTAATTTAACGGCATCTAACGGCGGTATATTTTATAGCACCGCATCAGCGGGAGCTGTTCTATCTGGAACCGCCACGGCATATCAAGTTTTGTTGTCTGGAGCTTCAACTACACCAGCGTGGTCTACAGCAACCTATCCAGCAACTACAACCGCCAATCAATTGCTATATTCATCAGCCGCTAATGCTGTTGGTGGGCTTACGAGTGCCGATAGTTCAGTATTAGTTACTAACACAAGCGGTGTTCCTTCTTTGTCATCTACACTGCCTTCTGCGGTACAAGGAAATATTACCTCAGTGGGAGCATTATCATCTGGTTCGCTAACAACAGGATTTACTGCAGTAACTGTTCCTTTGGGAGGTACGGGTGTTTCTAGTACTACTGCTTATGGTGTTTTGTGTGGTGGTACAAGCACAACATCAGCATTTCAAAATGCAGGCGCTGGGTCTCTTAATCAAGTTTTAACTAGTAATGGTGCTAGTTCCTTACCAACGTGGCAAGCACCTACAGCAGGAGCTATAACTAACTATAGTAACTATTCTACTAGCTCTCAAATAATGACAGTTAACACAACACCGCAAGCAGTTACATCAACAAATATTACAATAGCAGCAGGAACATACCTTATAATATATAATCTTTCTTGTGCAGTTACTCCTGGCAATTATGCCAGTGAGGGACTTAATGTAATATCTGAATTATATAATGTAACATCCTCAGCTTTAGTAACAGGAACAAAAGCTTATCCAGTTAGTTGGGTAATTACGAATAATAATTATACTATGGGAGGCTCTGCAGCGGTAAGCGCGATTGTTACTGTTGCTGGCTCAACCCAATATCAGATATATGTAACCTTATCTAGTTCAGCATATACATCTAGTTGGAGCGTTCCTTTTGCGAGTATCACGGCCATAAAAATAGGGTAAGTTTATTATTAATTTTGGAGAAATGAAAATGCCTTTTAAAAGTCAAGCGCAACGTAAATTTATGTATGCAAAACATCCTGAGTTAGCTAAAGAATTTGAAGAGGCAACCCCCAAAGGTAAAAAACTTCCTCAACATGTAAAGAAGAAAAAGAAAAAATGATTCCGAGTTATTTTAATAAAGTTTGCCATTCTATGGGGATGCCTTGTGTAGATGAATATAAATTCCTACCTGATCGCAAGTTTCGCATAGATCATGCCATTATTGATGGGAATATTAAAATTGCAATAGAAGAAGAAGGCGGAATTTTTACCCAAGGAAGGCACACAAGACCTATGGGGTTTTTAGGCGATCTCGAGAAATACAATTTATTAACTGAGGCTGGTTATTACCTATTGCGTTATCCTCCCAAGAAGATCAACTACCAGCAAATCAAGAAAGTTTACGATGGATTGAAAAATAGGTTGACTTAATAATGTTCCCAAGCAGAAATAATATCTACAAGTAATTTATCATCATACACCCTATAAACAATCCTATGTTGATCGTTCAATCGGCGGCTGTATGTGTTTTTAAAACATTTTAGTTTTTCGAAATCACATGCTTTTGCATATGGATTGATCTTGATGATGTTTATTATTTTTTTAAACTTAGGGTATAACGTAGATTTTTTTTTCTGATAAAGGATGCTTCATAGCGTATAGAATATCTTTGCGCGTTGATGGATTGGTCATTAAATAAATTGTTTCATTCATGTCTCTCCATTCTTGTTCTGATAATAAAACACAGTCTCCTTTTTTAGAATGTATTAATTGTGGGTCACCATCGTCAGCGGCAATGTCTTCTAATAGTTTAAATAAATTAGCTCGAGCATATGAAGCAGTAATTTTTTCCATTAGATTTCTCTTTATGTTTTAGTCGTACTATAGTACCACATTTGGTACGTAAAGTAAAGAGTGATTATAGGGGGCGAAATTAGCTAAAAGGGGATAAAAAAGAGGGTTAACAAAAGGCCAAGATTTTTTTCCAGTAAGAGAAATTACTGGAATTAGACGGTTTTTCTTTGCTTCAATTTTTTAAAAAGTAACCGAGCCATGGGAGCCCTATTACAATTAAACAACAGGTAAAATATCCAAGCCTATTTAAAGCGGAAATATCTTTCCGTGTTAATGCGATATCTGCTCGTACCAATTCAACATCATGCTTGGTTGCAAGACTGTCATCAATAACTTTACTAATTTCTTCGTTTCTTTTTTTAGTGCGGAAAACTTCTGTTTTTATTTGGAGTTCTGTATATCCTGCCTTTTTTAAAAGCTCAGCGTCTTCAAAACTATCATATGGAATTGCATGCGTCATAATCTATCCTCATTTTTAGATTAGTGTTACTATATAGTATTAGCATAGTTTAGGGAGAAGGGCAATGAGTTCAAGTTTTGACGCTGCTATACCTACGGTTTTTTTGTGGGAAGGAACTACTTACGAAAACGATCCGAACGATAAAGGAGGTGAAACTTGTTGCGGCATTGTATGGACCGATCTAAATAGCGCTATTTCTCATGGGATTGTTCCTGCTGGCACCACGATTCTAACTTTATCAAAATCTCAAGCGGCAGATATTTATAAGGCCTTTTATTGGAATGCCCTAAATTTATCGCGCATACTTACGCAATCGATAGCGACTAAAATTTTAGACGTAAGCGTAAATGTAGGTTTACACTGGGGAGTAGTATTGTTACAACGGGCCGTGCGAGCGTCAACTGAATATACTTTAGATGAGGATGGAGAGTTAGGAGAGAAAACTATACATGCGGTTAATGAGGCTATTCCTGGGTGTCTATTAGCTGCATATAGAAGCGAAGCAGCCGCATATCATCGCGCTATTGTAATTAACCACCCCAATCAAGAAGAGTTTTTGGATGGTTGGCTTATAAGAAGTTACGCTTAATAGGTAACGCTAAATGGATAACATAGATACAAACATAGAAGCTAAAAACGTTACAGAAATCGGCAATGTTAATTTACAGCAGAATTCTTATTTTCAAGACTCTGCTGGCAATCCATGTTTGCGTCGAAAACTTGGAACGATCCTTGTCGGAATGGGATTGGCTATGGGTCTTGTGCTTTTCGGATGGGGGCTTCATGAACCTGGAAAAGATTTTGAAACTTCTTATCAGGTCTTTACTTCTTTTCTTCTTGCAGGTGGAAGTTTAGTTGGAATTAATGTGGTCGAGAATATAAAAGGGCTTTTAGGAAGAAAATGAAAACAAAGATATTTTACACGATCCTGTTAGGCCTGTTATGTATAGCCGTGCTAGCGCTATATTTAATATTTTTCTATTGCTATATATAAAATAAGTGTAAAATAGCTGCTTCAGCGGTAACCAAAGGAGGAAATATGCTACATATTATTTTGGCATTATTTTTATTGGTTATTTTTTTGTGGCTTATAAAGATTGTAAAGTCTGCTATAAAAAAAGCAGAAGCACAAAAACATATTGATGCGACAATAAACCAGAAGATTTGGAAATCTGACCTGTATCATCGACATGCTAAATATATAAATAATAATTGTTATCGGAGTAGTAGGTGTTAATCTATTTAATTGCATTCGGCGTCATAATAATGCTTTTTGGCAGCATTTATGTTTTAGCCAGGATGGGTGGTCAAAAAGCACAGCAGACCAAAGACTTACAGGCTACAGTTGATTCTGTTTCTAAGGCTGCAGCTATAGAACGAAAAGCGGTATCTACTCCTACAGATGAAATATATAAAGAAATGACTAAGAAGTTTACTCGTGATGAAAATGTATCTACTCAATAGATTGGCCACGGCAATAGTATTGTTTTTGGTTGGCTATGCATTATTTGGCTGTGTTAAGGCGCCAATTGACTCGTGTTGTCTAATATTTAAACCTATTATGATTTCCAAAGACGATAAATTTACTGCTGGTACAATAGACCAAATATACCAGCACGATAAAGTCATTACTGAGATGTGCGACAAGTAATAGTTAGAATTTCTTAATCTGGTACCCAATCAAGATCAACTGTATATTTCTTCCCTATATAATTCTTATAGGTAGCTGCAATAAGAACAGGAGCAGCGACAATAATAATCGGGGCTGCCACAGTAGATATTCCTACCGTTATAAAAACTGATGCAGAAAAAAGTCCTGTAGCTGCAGCACCAAATAATAGCGCATCAAATGCCCCATAGACGCGCTCCTCTAATCTAATGCCGCCGAAGCACTCAGAAACTTCTGTTGCTGATAGTTCTTTTATCATAAAGCCTCCGTTTTATTAGGTTTTAATTTTAATTGTCGTTTTAAAGATGGTTGACCAGTTCTCTTCTCTTCTTGTATTATATTATATATCTCTTCGCGATGTACTGAAATTTCATTTGGCGCCTCGATACCTAAACGTACTTGATGCCCATTTACACCTGTTACAGTAATTTTTATATAATCTCCGATAACTATTGCTTCTGAAACTCGACGCGTTAAAATTAACATTTTCCCTTCCTCCTTTTCCTGATTTTGTTATTCTGTTATAAAAGTATTAGATGATTTTTTAGGACATCTCATTGCTTCTTGTTGGTTCCATTTCCAATAATCAAGCATTAAAACATTGCAACATATATCCCTACATTCGAATTGATTTAGTAATATTAGTCCTACGCTCTGACCATTTGCCTCGCGTAGGCAATGGCATCTAGCGGCGGATACGGTTTTAACTTCTATATAGCTTAGTGGTATCATTTTATCGATGCAATGCTATTGTTAAAGCAAGAATAGAAATTGAAACGGCGATAATTGTAAATCCAATGCCAACTATCCATTTTAAATTTACTATGCCTTCTTTTAAAAGCTCTATATCTTTGCGTATTAATGTAACGTCGCTTTTCGTGGCCACGCTATTGTCAATATAATCACGCTGAATATTAGCAAAACTCGCGTGAACATCTATTATTTCTTCTTTTTCACCTGCTTTTTTTAAGTTTTGCGTGTACTGAAATATGTCATATGTTGTTGCTGTCATTTTTTATTTCCTTTTGTATTTAATGATGTACCGTTATAAAGTTGCGTAGTTGCATTAGCTATACTATGCAACTGCGCAACTCTATGGCCAAAATATGCAACACCACGCGCAACCTTAATGCAACCGTTTCCCTAAAATCCTTTCTAGAAAGGGTTTTGCAATGCAACAGTCAACGCAACTTAAACGCAACCAATATAGAAAACTCAAACAACCCCAAAGCAACTTAAGATCCCAAGCAATGCAATAGCCAGCATAATCATCCAGCCCCATTTATTGGTGTTTTTTTCTGAGTTTACAATGCGCTCTTCAATTATCTTTATATCGTGTTTGGTCGCCAATAAACGATCGAATTCATCTGTTTGGTTTTTCATTAAGCGCGTTTGTGTTTTCGCCTGATCTTTACTAAAACCACCGCTTAATAATTCTTCTGTACATTGTGACGTATCAAACGTTATCGTGTGTATCATTTTATTTCCTAATTAGTGTTTTAATATATATCCCAATATTGACAATCCAATTGTCAGCAAAACGGCAACTATGCTGCCAAGTTTAATTACTAATTTATTCGCTAGCTCTTCTAAATCTCTTTTTGTGGCTAGTTGATTAGTAATAGTTTCTGCCATAAGCTGAGCTTGTCTCTCTGCTTGTGCAGAAGGTACGCCAACCTCTTTTAAACTGTTGGCGAAGTATAATGTATCAAATGGTATCGCTGGGCAGCTCATTTTTGGTTTCCTCATTTTGTTTTTGGATGCGCTTTTTAATTGTCTTTCTTTTGTTTTTTCCCTGTCTTCTTTTGGTGCTGAGAATATCATCTATAGTAATCTCTATAGAATGTTCTTTGGCTAAGTCTACAAGTTTTCTTAATACTTTATTTGTGGGCGCCTGCTGTCCCAATTCCCAAAGGCATATCTGCGATTGACTTAGGCCGAGCAGTTTTGCAAACGCCGTTTGCGACAGGTTCATTGTTAGGCGCAGCGTTGTAATTTTCGTTTTTAGTGTGTTTCTCATATGTGGATTTGATTGTTATTTTTATTTACTATAGCATAGATTCTTTACCCTCGCAATAATAATATTTGCAAAGTCAGTTTTGATGTGCTATAGTAATTGTGTAATCAAATGAAATGCCAATGAGGGGCACTAAAATGAATAACACAAATGAAGTTACTGCAGTAAAGATAAATATGTACAATATTACTATTTTTAAAGCCTTATTTCCACAACTTATGGCTGAGGCATTTTGGAGAAATGAAGAAAAAAAACTGGAATGGTCGAATGATTGTTTTGGCGAATCAGCGGAGATTCAATGATAAAGAATCTAAAGTTTTTTTATTATAAGAGCGAAACTGTTGTTTTATGTTTAGCTCTATTTGTGGTGGTATACTTTTGTTTAACAATTATAACAAATTGACGGGGGAAAAAACATGTCAAGTATCTTAATAGTTGGTGAGAGTGGTTCGGGCAAAAGCACTTCTTTGCGTAATTTAAATGGCAAAGAAACTGTTCTAATTAATGCTTTAAATAAGCCGTTGCCATTTCGTGGCGGAGCAAAGAAATTTGGCACTAATGCAATCTTTACCGATAATTCCAGGATCATTGTACAGAAAATCCAGGAAGCGGAAAAAAACAAAAACATAAAACTAATTGTGGTCGATGATTTTCAAGCAATCATGACGAACGCTTATATGAGTACGATTGAAAACAAGGGTTACGAAAAGTTTACAAAGATTGGTAAAAGCATTTGGGACATTGTCAATGCAGCAAACGGATGTAGAGGAGATTTAAAAGTGGTATTGTTAGCCCATGCCGAAACTGATGTTAATGGTAAAATCAAATGTAAAACCGTAGGTAAATTGGTAGACGAAAAAATATCACTCGAAGGTATGTGTACAGTCGTTTTGCATTCTAAGGTTGCAAACGGTAAATATACGTTTCTGACGCAGAATGATGGAACAAGCATAGCTAAAAGCCCGATGGGCATGTTCCAAACAATTGAGATTGATAACGATTTGGTCGAGGTTGTAAAGGCTATTGACTCCTACTATGATGAAGAAGATATAAAACCAATGGAAGCCGTTTCTGCACCTAAACTTCGCCTAGACTTCGTCCAACAAATTAATGCGTGTAAAGATGTTGACGCTTTGAATCTGAAGTATAAAGAGTTAATAGAATTTTCGATGACGGAAGAGCAAAAGCAGAAGCTAATAAAAGCATGTTCTATAAGAAAACAAAACTTAATCTCGGAAGACGATATTCCACAATGAGTATAACAATGGATCACGAAGAATCACTAAGTTTTATAACAGCGCAAAAAATGATCGACAAGCTTTTGCTATGCGAAAGAATAGAAAAAGATATAATCGACTATAAGGCTGAACCATACAATAAACAGCAGCTTTCTAAAAAACTGTTTCTATCAACAAAGCAACTTGGTGAGTTTGGCGATGAGGATTTCTATAAAAGATATTCAAGAAAGATTTCTTTGCCTTTAATTAAATTGTTTTGTGCTACTAAATTTTACGAGGACTATTAATGAACGCAATACTTAAGCCTGGGAAATATACTTTCCAGATTTGCAACTGTGATGCTGCTTATATTGGAAAAACATCGGGAAAAGAATCTATTAGAATTATATGTAAAATAAACTCAGGAGGCGAAGAGACTAAAATATTTGAGTACTTCTCGAAGTCTATTGATCCAAAAACCGGGAAGCCCTGGGCGTTTATTACAGAACGGCTAAATGATTTAGTTACTTCTATTGGCAAACCATATCTTATAGGAACAGAAATAAAAGCCGATGATTTATTAGATGGCGTAGGTTATGCAATTATCCATACTGAGAAGTCAGAGCAGTATGGAGACAAAAGCCGAATAGCAAAATTCTTGCCGCCTACGGATACACAACCGCTTGCTGAGGTTACGGTTGAGGCTCCGGTTGCTCCAGTACAGACAAGATTACCATTAGAAGAAGATGGGATAAATAAGGATATAGACATGGATTTGCCTTTTTAAAAACAATTTGCGTTCTTTAATAATTATGTGCTATAATCATAATATAACAACATGAGGAAAGAACAAATGACACTATATACTCCAACATCTAATAAGCTTTATAAGTTCTTCTTGGACACAAACCGAGAAGACGATATACCGCTTAAGTGGATTCATCAGAACAAACCTTTTATAATGAACAATTACCCAAAGGCCTTTGAAAAACTATTTCCTGATGAAGACGAAGAACTTGAAAGCGAAGCAGCAGACGAACATAATTATTTAAATTCAACAATAGGAAGAGGAAAATAATATGAACTTATTTAAAGATTATTGTAATCAAACCACGAAAAAAGATTTATATGATATGGCAGTAAATATCGTTATATACAATGGAATGCCTAAGAAAGATGCTGTGAAATATATTGAAGAAGCCAAAGGGCTGCCGTTATATGATCTTTGTTATGTTTTAAATAAATTAATCATCGAAATAAAAAAACTACAGGGGAAAAAATGAAAGACGAATCTGAAGATGAAGCACAATATCTTTTAAATGTTCTAGGTAGAGATAAATGAAAAACGAAAATATGAAACTTACAGAATCGTTTGCAAATTTAATAGACCATTTTAATAAATGCGACCCAGAGAGAAAGCCGGAACTAATGGGTTGCTTAATTTCATCCGCTCTTGCTACAATAAAAACTCTTGAAGAGCAATTAGAAATGGCGAACGCACTCATCAAAATCTTATAAACGGAGAATGTGTAATATGATGACCAATGATGAAGCAAAAAAATTAGTAGAAGAGTTCACAGAAAAATTATCAGCTTTTATTCAAAAAGAAAACCCGCCCATGGGAATTGTTCTTTTTTCTACCTTAATCATAGCAGGTTATTCTGCCTCTTTAGTTTTGCATGAGGTGAGAGAAGCAACCAAAAATATGCCCAATATGTCAGATGCAGATAAAGAAAACGGCAAAGAATATGCTAGAAAACTAGAGGATTTAAATACCTCTATAAAGCAGCTGCTGGGATAAAATATGTTTAACAATAAGAAATTTTGGTTTTTAATTATTACCGGCGGGATGATTTCGTTAGGAATTAATTTGTTAATTCAGTACTACGCAAACACTTCTGTTTGGCTTCATTGCTTACTTATAGTTGGCGTTGCTTTTTGTATAATCTATACATTATTAGAGCTATTTAGTGATTGGTGGCAGGAATAAAAAAGGGCGTGATGAGGTCACGCCCTTCAAACAAGCACATATAAAAAACTAAGGAGACATAATATGCAAGAAACAAAAATTGTTACTGCGGAGTTATAATAACATGTTAAGAAAAATAAATCTATTATTGTTTGTTCTATTCTTTTTCTGCTCTTCCTTCGCTAGTGCCGCTAAATTTTCGTCTGATGCAGAATATCAACTGATTTTCACTCCTGGAGAAGATGATTGTGCAAAACAGATTGTCCAAGTAATTAATAACGCTAAACACCAGGTTCTTGTTCAAGCTTATAGTTTTACTGATTGGGATATTGCACATGCTTTATTACAAGCAAAAAGACGAGGAGTGCAAGTGAGCGTTCTTTTAGATAGGAGCCAAAAAGATAAGGAAATTATGCGGTTTTTATTGTTTTATAAAATTGATTGCAGTATTGATTCTGCTAACTCTATCTCAATAGCGCACAATAAAATTATAATTGTTGATCGCAAAATAGTTGTTGGAGGCAGTTATAATTATAGTAAAAACGCAGCTCATAGAAATGCAGAAAATATTACGATAATAAAAGATCGTGCTTTTGCAGCGGCTTTTTATGCTAATTGGAAAGCAAGAAAAGAAATGAATAAAACAAGAAAATCACAGAACTGCGCATTATAATCTTATCCTATAATTTGTAAAATTTAATATTTCCTTAAGGTTGGCTATTATTTGTTGACAGCAGGCGTAGAATGCGGGTTTTTAAGGGAGCACATGAGCGAATTTTTGCTTGCTTTTTACGCCTGTTGCTGTATAAAAGGAAGTGAATTCATTCGTGAGCGTGAAAGCTCAAAACATTAACTGTTTTACATTGCGAACAATTTGCCATGTCGATCGACTAGCTACCGATTCGTCCAGGCACCAAGCCATACAGTTGCGGTAACTTTCACCTAGTTGGTTGACATGGCAAATTGTTCGAGATGTATAAGGACTCAAGATGAACAATACACCTGGAAATTTTATTATATCAAATACTGATGAGATGAAATCTATTAGATGTGCTCAAGCCCAAATAGTTTTCTATTGGCTTTGTAAATTCAGAAATCACACAACAGGATTATGTTTTCCTACTTATGATAAGCTTTCTGAATGTTGTTGTTTAAGTGAAAGCTCAATAAGAAGAGCGATTAAATATTTGATTTCTATAAAGAAAATAAAAATAAAAGAAAACTCCGGTCGGTCTAATCATTATATAATTTTAAATAAAGGATACCCCTGTCAGATAGAACAGGGTATTGGAATTAATCTAATGGAACGGACAGAAACTAACGCGTTAATGTCCAATGCCATTGTGGACTTAGAGGGAACCCCTGTCACACAGACACCCCTGTCTAATAGACACCCCTGTCTAATAGACACCCCTGTCACACAGACACCCACCCCTGTCACAGGGAACACTCTGAGTGTTCCCTGTGAACAGCTAAATAGATTAATTAAAAAGAACATTAATAAAAAAGACAACAACAACCCCCTTACCCCCTTGTCAGGGGGAGATGCCGAGGTTCCAAAAACGGAATCGAAAAAAAGTAGTGGTAGTTCTTTTTTAAATTCTCAAAAGCTAGAAGCAAAAAAATCTCGGCTTGATAAAATAGCAGAGTGGAAAAAGTTTGTTGATATTGAGCCTTTAAAAAAATATGGATTCGATCCCATAAATTTATTTCAAATAATTGACAAAACAAAATTAACCAAGGAGGAAGTTAACGAATCAATAAAAAATTGTGCTGAAACTTTAAACCAACCGGGAAAACTTGAAAGCATCACCTCAACACCATTGCTTTATTTTTTGGGACACACATTTAAAAATGAAGTGTTTTCCCCAATTGGAAAGACCGGCAAGGAAATCGTTGCCGAAGAGAAAGCAAAACAAAAAGAAAAGTGGGAGTTGCAAAAAAAAGAAATTGACGAAGTCAGTTTGAAAAATGCGAACAAAAGATTTGAAGATTTTAAGCAAGATAAATTAATTAACCAAGCGAGGGCAATATGAACGATCTTTTTTCAAAAAATGTTGAATTAAAAACTCAGCAATTAGCTGATAGCATAAGCCTATCTTCTTTGGATTTTTTACCAGAAACATGTACGCTTAATTTTACTATAACCGTGGAAGTGGAAGGAGTTATAAAACACGTGCTTAGACATGTTGAAACAAAACATCCAGACCTTGAAAAACAGATCATTACGATAACACCAGAACACTAAAACTCATGAGCGAATACAAATATCACCACGACGAAGACGAAGGCAGTTGGGGACGATCAAAACCCAAGATAGGCTATAAAAAGCCTGTAAAACCCATACAGCCGATTGAATCACCAGACGACTGGGTAATCATCCAAACATCGGAAGGAAGCCTAAAAACAAAGCGTTGCGCGCATGTTGAATACGGTGATCGGTGTCATAATCCTGGAACGATGTCGCATCCTGGTGGCGACAAGTCGCAATGGTTTTGCAAAACGCATTTTCATCAGTATTGAGCTAAGTCATTGATTTTTGGTAAACTGGAAAATCTTAATAAAAATACATGATATTATAAAAAATTAAGCAGGGGGTATAAAACTATATGGCAAAAGATTTTATCTTCAAAAAAGTTAAGTTTTTATTAAGAAAAAAAACATTGCGTGGGCATTGCTAATGATATTTTGAAATGCCATGCTCCGTTTTCTATAATAATGAGGAAAATGTTTTATGAAAAAAGACAAGTCTTTCAACAAAAATGCAATCTTAACTGATGATGATAAATCGTGCAATGAATATATGGAAACTTTTGAAGGAAGATATGTTTTAACAAAAATTGAAGAAAACGAAACGGTAATAAAAGGAAAATGGGGCTTTATAGCTCCTTATGATTTGAAAAATAAAACACTCGGAATATGGACTAATATCAATTTGACAACGAATCGCAGAAATTTATTACTTGCACATATTAAGCCTTATATTATATCTGTTTTTCAAGATTGTGATGATTCCTTCGGAGCTAATTTTAATGTGGAAAACTTAGACAATGTTTGCGCTATAATTAAAGCAAAAATAAAAAAAGAAAAAAAACAACTTACACCAGAACAGCTTCAAGTATTGCGCGAACGTATGAATATTGCTAGAGCAAGCAGAATAATTAAACAAAAAAACGCCCCGCGTAGCCAAGCTTGTTAGAATGCGTAATTTGCCTAAACTACGTGGGACAGTGTTAATTGAATTAACAAATCAATTATAACTTATAAAGTCTAATTTACAATAATTATTTTCCTCCATCTGATTCAGTACATGGCTCAGATGAAGCTGATACTGAAGATAATACCATAGAAGCTACATTCAACGAAAACCCTACTACTGCCGATGTAATGCCCCAAACCCTTAAATTTACGAGTGGCGCATCTGCTCCGGTTGCAGTAGCGGGAGCATTGACATGTAATGCTTGACCAAGCGCACCCATAGAAGTACCGATTGCTACACATATAGAAGAGGCTGTAGCCAAAGCTGTTTTTACACACATTCCTCCACCGCTCACTTCAGAAACTTCTGAACAAGTTAAATTTTGTAACATGATTTTATTCTCCGATAATTGAAAAATAAATTATATCACATTTTGATTGTCAACTTTATTAAAAAACAAAAGTCGACAATCTTTTTTTGTGCTCATGCGCAAGTACAAACCATTGTCGACTTTCTAATGACTCGACAGTCGACAATTAAAATACGCCCAAAGTTGTCCACAGAATTTGTGAGTAACTCTGTGGATAGATTTTTTCTAGTCATGCTTGATGTGGGCAAAGTTAGATTGAGCAGAAAAAATACAATTAATTAATCGTTAAGAAGTGAATATAAAAAAAGAAGTAAATATAAAAAACAAACCACACCAAATATTGGGAACGTGCAACCTACCGCTGCGCCAATTATTAAAGCCAACAAATATATTATCATCATTTTATATTCCCCTCATTATTAATTTGTATTAAATAGTTCTTGTTGAATTTTCAATAATTGGTTTTGAAATAGTATTATATTGGTTTCTTCCAACTGTATCTTTCTTCTTAATTCTTGTATTTCGCTTTTTGTTTTAGCTATTTGGCAGTTGCCTTCTTTAATGTCGGCTTCTATTTCCATGGCTCGATCGTGTAAGTCTTCTCTATACACCTGCGTTTGTTCGTTGCTCATTTCTTAATCCTCATTATTAAGTTGTTGTTGTTTGTGAAATGTTAATACCAGTTTAATTCTTTATCCTCATCAGCATGAAGCCAATATGCGTCGCCATATTTTTCTTTCAATTTCTCTTTTATTTTAGTGTATCATGCACGCCGTAGCAATACGCAGATATTTGTAATAGTTGTGCTCTCGCTTCTATCGGGTTAGTAATTGCTACATCTCTTAACCAAGAGAAATACGAAGGCCGGTAAGTCAAATATACCAAGACCATTGCACAGTTACCTAATGAATTAAGCATCGGTATTAAGGGATGATCTACGTTTAATGTTCCGATTGTTTTGCTCAGGTCTTCAGCAAACGTTTTGCTTTCTAAAGATTCAAGGTTTATTATTTTTGCAATAAGAGCGTCGGCATAAACATTGTGATATGTTCTGTTCGCAAACACATTTGTCTGTATTAATATTAAAGAAAGTAACGCGCCAATTAATATTTTTGTTTTCATTTTTTGTTTCCTCATTATTAAGTTGTTGTTGTTTGTAATGTCGTTTGTTCTTCATTACACTAATGACTATAGCACATAATTTAAATAAAACAGATTTATTTAAAAATAAATTTAATATCCCAAAAAACACTTGCAGGCTCAGGCATTTAGAGTAAAATTTAATATCGCTAATATTAGCAATTACACATCGGAGCATTACAATGGAACACAAAATAGAAAAACATGATCACCATGTGCCAGAGCATCATCAAAAGCACATGGATCACAATACGCCGGCTCATCATAAAGCGCATAAGCATGTAGGTTCTTCACATCATAAAACACATGAACACGCTATGGGTAAAAGTCATAAAAAGTAATGTGTTTTGGTATAAAGCCCGATGCTTGCGTGTCGGGCTAATTATTAGGAACATAATAATGTTACAACTAAATAATGTAGAGATTGGCAAGATTGCTGGTGGTGATTCTGTCTGCAAGTGTTTTCCTAACAAAGATGAAGCGATGGTAGTAGTAAATGAAGATGCTTGTTATTTTCTGTGTTGTGGAGATTACACTTCGTTAGGATATTTTTTTGAAGACAAAGTGGAATATTGTCGTGATTAGATAATACCCATGCACAAATGTAAGAATAGATACCTGTCGAAAAAAGATTATGATCCGCTAAATTCTAAGCAACGTGCATTTTGCGACGCTTATTTAATAAGTGGCGATGAGAAACAAGCAGCATTAGAAGTAGGATATTCACCGAAAGCTGATGGTTGCGGTAGAATGCTGAAGATGCCAAAGATTGTTAAATATTTAAAGACAAAGAGAAGTATGCTAGACGAGAAACTAGAGAAAGGCTTTAAATGGAAGATCGACCGACTTACTAATATAATAGACCGTATATTAGGAGAATCTCCAGACTCTATTGATAAGCAATTTGTTAATTCTGCTATATCTGCTATTGCAGAACACAACAAGATGTGTGGTCATTATGCTCCATCAACAACAATCCAAGTAAACTTAAATGATGATCCAAGTATTAAACGGCTTAAGGAAGTAACCAATCAAATACTAGAGGAGAAACGAAATGCTAGACAGATTGAACAATCCATTGGGAAGACAGACGCAAAGAAAGATGGAAACATTACATAGAACGTGTTCTTTATGCAGTGGTAGAGGAATGGTAAATACTACTAACGGAACAAGCATTAAATGCCCCGTTTGTAGTGATGTGCGATTAACACCACCAGACCTATACAAGTTAGCGGCTGAAGAGATGGCTAAGGCAAGTGAAGTTATTGTGCCTGATGAATCTATTAAAGTTATTCCAGATGGTGACAAAATGACACCTACTGAAATAGAGCCAACAAGTGCAAATATTGCACCAGTTAATGACAAAACGTCACGGACTGAAAAGCCATTGGGCCCAAAGATCATACGAAGAAGACCTCGTGCAACGAAGAAATAACATGCCATTTCAAACATTCCCAGCGTGCTCTATTTGTGAAGGTAGGGGCTTTGTTAATTATCAGAACGTGCTTAAGTTTGATTGTCCAGCGTGTCATTATGAAAGTTGGGATGCCAAAGATTCAGTACAACTCATAGTTAGCGAACACAATGCAAAGCGTTTAAGAATAGGTTATCCCACGCAAACACCGTATATACCGAAAATATTTTGGAAAAGGACACAAGAAGAATGGAAAATGAAAACGCAACAGTTGATGAAAGAATCATCAGAGAAACAGCCGAAGTAAAAGCCAGTTTGCTTGATGATCTGCTTTTGTTTACACAGACATTTTATAAGCTACGTACGGGAAGAGATTTTAAAATAACCTGGCCGATTAGCCGTGAGTCGCATTATCTAGTTATCGGTCGAGCTCTTGACCGAGTATTCGAAGGTAAATGCACCAATCTATTAATTAATGTTCCACCACGTTATGGCAAGTCATCCTTACTTATTAACTGGGTTGCTTGGTGTATGGCCAGATATCCTGACAGCAACTTCTTGTATGTTAGTGTTAGCGCAGAGCTAGCAACTAAGGCAACTGCTGAAATTAGGGAGATAATGACAACCCCATATTATCGAAACATGTTTCATGTGGAGCTACGCGGTGATTCTCAAGCTAAAGATAACTTCACTACGACAGCTGGCGGTACGGTTTTAGGTTTAGGTTCAGGCGCTACAATTGTAGGATCAGGAGCAGGACTTCGCGGCGTAGAGCGCTTTGGCGGAGCAATTGTGCTTGACGATCTAATGAAACCTTCAGAGGCTACTAGTCAGACTATTAGAGAGGGCATACAGGATTGGTATTATAATACACTTATCAGTAGGAAAAATGGCGGAGTTAAAACTCCTACGGTTTTCCTTGGTCAGCGACTACATGAGTATGATCTAGCCGCTCATTTATTGGCAGAGCCAGAATGGGAGAGTGTAGTTTTAAAGGCAATAGATGATTCTGGTAATGCTCTTTGTCCAGCTTTACATACAATACAAGACTTAAGAAGACTGCAGGAACAACAACCTTATGTATTCAATGCGCAATTTCAACAGTCACCAAGCGGAGAAGGTTCTAGCTTGTTCAAGGCCGAAAATTTCCCAATATTAGATACCGAACCCAATCTATTGATGACGTTTCTAACTGTCGATACTGCTGAGACGATAAAGCAGATAAACGACGCTACAGTATTTAGCTTGTGGGGAGTTTACGAGATCATTCATTTTGATAAGCCAACTGGTAGATATGCTTTGCACTGGTTAAACTGCGTGGAGATATTTGTAGAACCAAAAGATTTACAAGCTGAGTTCATGCAGTTTTATGCTGCTGCCTGTAAGTTTAAACTACCGTCTTTTGCTGCTATAGAAAAAAAGAGCACTGGTGTAACGTTAGTAAGTGTGTTGAGTACAATACAAGGGTTAAACATTATATCAGTAGATCGCACATCAAAATCAGGGTCAAAGACGGATAGGCATTTATCTATGCAGCAATACATTACTCAAAAATTAATTACCTTTCCTTATGGAGCGCAGCATGTGCGAATGTGTATAGATCATATGACCAAGATAAATGCAGCAGGTACGCAAAGGCGATCGGATATATGTGATAGTTGCTTTGACGCGGTGCGTATGGTGTATCAAGACAAGACGGCTTTGCATTTTATTGCTAATACTAAAGTAAGCCAAGAACAATCTAAGAGTATTATGCGCAATCAATTGCTGCAAAACACACAACGCGCAGAAAGGTGGGATTAATTATTAGGCTTCGTTGTATTTTGTGTAAACTCTTTATACTTTTCTTTTATAAAATATCCAGTTGTTTTGGCTGTAAGAAAACATGTTAATCCGCCTAAAGATATTCCACCGCCGGAAGCGGCTGGAAACATTTGTTTGCACTTTTCATAAACAACATAATACGAAACCCATTCTATCACGCAGGAGGTGTATCCGCCTGTGACAATGGTTATTTCTTTTTGTGATAGAGATTTCACAGAGCTCTTTAATTAATTATGGCTTTCTTTTATATCTTCTAGTCTGTTTAGCGTATATAACCAGACGTCTTTATATAATTCAACGATTACCTCTGCTTGTTGTTCAGTAAATCCAGCTGTTGTTAAGAGTTTGTAATATCTTAAGCCGTCAAATATATGCATCATATTTCCCCTTAATCGATGAGTGTGTCATAACTCAACCCTAGCATGCTGCCCTAAAAACATCAATTGCAATACCCCAAAAACAGGAGGAGAATAATATTCAACCTTAACACAACCTTAAATCTACAGGTAACATATGGATCATACATCTAAAAAAGATGAAAAAGATTTGATCAGGATTAATAAGAATATAACAAGAAGCATGCAGAATTTCTGGCCTAATATGCTTAGAGCCAATATACACCGAGAATTTATATTTAAGTCTACGTTGTCCACCAAGAATCAAAACTCTTTAAATGCGCTTAACATGCCGGTATTGGAATTTAATATATCTGAAGCATTTCTCAGCCGCCTACGCGGCGAGTTTGCTGAGAACGAACCAGCCATAAGCGTATCAATTCAAGACGGCGTTAACGTCACACCAGAACTTGAACAAGTGCGAG